TCTTCATCATCAGGCAATACCACCCTGTTGCTGATCTCCTTCTCTACCTGGGCAAATGACTCTTGCTTCTTTTCCTTCATTTTCTTGCGCTGCTTCTCCAGTCCCTGGATCGGAGCTGTGCGAAGACCGTAGGATCCGGCATCCTGCCCGGCTTCAATCAGGATCTCTTCCATCTTTGCCTTGTTTGCCAGGCGCAGGCGCTTATTCTCATCGAGCATCATCCTGATCAGTGCCATCTGTCCCTCTTCCTGCTCCTGCTTGCCGCGATGGACCACTATCTTGGTCTCGGCGTGCGTCACGAACCTCATGCCGGTGGCGTCTTTCTCATAGAGGCAGATCAGGCTCATGTCCTCCGGATCGAACTTGATGTAAAACTTCTTGTCAATGTTGTTCCACAGCCACTCCTGATCCGGGACCATAGGCTCCTTATACACCAGGTAGTCGTATTTGATTTTCTTCTCCGTGAAGCTGATGCCATAAGCGCGGCAAGTGACCGGCTCGGGTCGCATGATCCAGAAGAGATCTATCATGTCCCATGCTTCTACCTTGGGCGACTTCTCATTTGTGCTCGAGTAGTATGTCTCCAGCCGTGACTTTCCTGAAAGCGGATGTTTTGCGTTGTTCCACTCGCCCCGGCGCTGCTGGTACCGGTCTTTTATCTCCTGGAGAGTGGGTAAATTGGCCTTGTTTGCGTTGATAAACTCGAGGTTGGCACGGCTTTCATCCCTCTTTGCAGTGATGTTCTGGCCGGTAAAGAACCAGTCTTTCTTCAGGATCTGCATCTGAAACCGCCCGAAAACGCTCTCAATCGACTTGGATTTACCGTTGTGCGGCTGCGTGCGTATGGCCATGTGCGCGAGCTTGGTGAAGAACTCACCAGCTACCAGCTTCTTATGGCCTCCCTGGTTGTCAAAACTGACCTGGTAGGGCTTATGACCTGCTGTCTGCATGGCCATGCGATATGCTTTGTATTGGGATTCGTAATTTTCGGAGTCACCCGGTGTGATATGATATCCCAGGAGAACCTCGCTGTATGCATCTATCACTTCATAGACTGAGCATGTTGAAACCTTACCATCTTCTGACAGGTAGTAGTAGTTTAACCTGGTACCGTCAGAATACCATAGCGAGTCGCGCATGGTGGGCATGATCGTGGAGATCTGCAGGGCAAACTTCTCCTTGCTCTTGAGCTCTCCGTACCGGTACCCGTGCCACAGCGGCTGGATGTCTTCCCGGAAGAGGTAGTTATTTATGGTAATCGGACTCTTGACTATCTTCCAGCCCTCTTCCACAGCCTTGGCATTGTACTCATGCAGCAGCTGCTCCACCGATGGGCACCGGTCAACCTGGTTCGCCCACCGTGCCAGGATGAATACTTTACCCTGTTCATTGAGCTTCTCTGTATTGCTGTTGCAGAATGATGCATGTATCAGTGACTGGTACCCGTGCTTCATGTACTCGTTGTACCTGTCTGCCAGGCGCCGGGGGTTGCCCGGTAGGGTATGAGGGTATTGTGTGCGGTCAAGATCATTGACCAGGGCGCTGATCGGCGGCCAGATCGGACGGTTACCCTGGCGTGCCTTCCGGAATGCCTTGGTGTTGTTTATAGACTTGTGAATGGCATTTAAAAGGATGGCGTTGGTGTAGTACTCTGTGATTGTCTCTTCCGGGAGGGTCTTGCCGTTGTCAAACCGGTGCGCCCTGAAGAACTTGCCGGCTTCCTGGTCCGGCTCAATGTTCTGTGTGATCTGCGAGCGGTGTACCTGCTTGCGCGGATCACCGTACTTCGCCTCAAACCTTGCCCGGATGTCTGACCTTAGCGCCTGCCAGGAGAGAAGAGCGGGGTTATTGGTAACTGCTCTGCGTACTCGAACATGAGGGTGTCTAAATATGTATTGGTCATAAGCTGCCTTTGTCATTATTGGCCGTTCCAGGAGGTTCTCAGATCCCGGATCTCCGCCGGTGAGCTCCGGCGCGCTTATGCAGAGGATATTATTGTAGTACTCCATCTTTCTCTTTAAAGAGCCCGTCTCTCCGGGCTGTCACCGATTTCGCTGCGGTCGCTGCCGTCTCTTCCGGCCCGTCAGCCAGGCTGTCCTGGCTCTCCTTTCTGAGGTTTGCTCCCCGGCGCGTTCCGATGGTTGCGCCTGCCACTTTATCCTTCCGGGGAATTTTGCTTAACTTTATGGCTGTCAACTCAAATCGTTAAGCATTATGACTGATTTTGTTTTTCGCTTTACTTTTCGGCTTCAAAACCGCGACTCGATTCGTATTGCGCGTAAAGAGTTTGGATCTCTTCTAATGAAGTTGAACCTGAGATACAGAAGCGAAAAGAGCTTCCAACCCGGTCAATACTCATCCCATTCATCCGGATGCCGTTGGGAACTCTGTTTTTTAATATTGCCGCCAGAATTCCAGCGAGACACGTATTTGGAAGATCTTCAACTCCTGATAAAATCATATCTGAAACCGTTTCAGGCTGCTCATCCGGCATTGGGAGAGATAGCCACATATAGGAATCTGAATAGTTTTCCAGCTCTACTTCACATGACTTCTTGGTGGCAATGAAAAGCTGTTCAATATTGTGATATCTGACCAGGCATTTTCTGAGTTCTTGTATATGATCCATGACCGGAGGGTGTTGGTCCTTTTCTTGACTTGAATACATGACAAAAAGCCTTCTCAGGACCTCCCTCGGGTAAACTATACCCGATGGCTTGCCTGGAAGGCTGAATTCATCAAGGCGATGCTTTAATTCTTCCATTGCCCTGGTGCATATGAGTGACTCAGCCTTCGTCTCATAAATGAGCGGAGGCGTGTACTCCTTGAGAGCTTCGATGAGGATGATGGCCTCATCTCTTGTTAGTCTATAATAGGTAGATGGCATGGACAGATTAGTCCTCTACTGGTTCCAGTATCCTCTCCATTTCATCTGCTACCTCTCTGATCCTTCTGACCAGGGCAGTGTCACGGTCATTGTATTTGCCGAGCTTGTTCCGTAGTACCTGGGCTACGTATTTTGGGCTGCATCCCAACTTCCTCCCAATGACCTGGTATGCGCCCTTCCATACCGGCCCGAAAGATTTTTTTGCTTTTTCCATGCCTTTTAGTTTAACTTTGCTAACTGTTGTCGGAACAAATATAATTCACAAATTGTGAATTTGCAAATAATTAATTCACATTTTGAAAATAGATGAGCTGATATCGCGACTTAAAATCTATTTCAAAGTAGAGGCAGATAAGGAACTCGCCCAGTATTTGGGGGTTTCGGCAACCAACTTATCAAATTGGAAAAAACGTAGAACTTTTGACTTTGATGTTATATTCACAAAATGTGAAGGGATTAATCTGAATTGGCTCTTTTTTGGTGAAGGGGATCCTTTGCGCGGAGTTAATAAGGCTCCGCCTGGAGAAAGTATAGAAAATCCCAATGATTCTCTTTTAATAAATGCATTACGAGAAAACATAGAGACTCAGCGGAGATATATTTCATTCCTTGAAAATAGGGTTTCAGAAATGACTGCATTATATGAGCCTGAGACAAGGCCCGAGCAACACGGGCAAAAAAGAAAGGCAGGGTAGTCTGGTTAAGACATAATCCCTGCCCATCCGGTCCTGGAGAAGACCGGTCAGATAAAACACAATGTGCTGAAATGAACCTTAGAATCGTGTGACACACGCAGTTTCCCCCTGGTCATCTAACACCGCTCTTATTTAACTTCCTGTACCTTAGCTTAATCCCTTATTTCTCATACTTCACTATATTTATTTATCGTGTGTATTACGTCCCCCCTTGATCATTGTTTTATGCTTTCTGTAGCTTCTTTTTGTATGTTATTACCCGTCTATATTGTATATTTTTTTTCGCTTTTTGTCAGTCCAGTTGTCAGCCCAGTTGTCAGTCCAGCTATCTTGAGCTCGTTTTGTCTGCCTTTGTAAAAACGGCATTTTAGAGACATTTAACTCAGGCTTAAATAATCTCATAGCGGCATTATGCCGTTATTTCAATATATTTGCTTCATTATTAAACTTGGTGCCCTTAAACGGGCTGTATTGCGCCCATAAGTTAAAGAAAAATTCAAGGAAATGCACAATCCGTTTTTTATTGCGAACCTCGGGGAAATTCTCGCATTCGCTCATTACTCGGAC